TAACTGCGTTGATATCATTGTCAGCAGTTCCTACTCTACCTTGAGATTTCATCAATCTCTCAGCAGTGAACTGATTAGCAGATGGGACAATCATCTTCACACCTTTAGCAGCAATTTTTAAACCTCTTTCATCAGTTAGCGCAGCGATATCAATTAACGCTTGCTCTAATGAAGTTTCGTTTAAATCCGCTTGCGTAGTAAGAGTATTTGAAAATACTCCTGCTATCGTTGGGTGTGCAGTACTAAATAATGAAACATTATCGCCTGAATCATAGTTATCTGTAGTAGGTAACCCTTGAATCAGAGGAAATACTGATTTCACTTGTTTAGTGTTTGCCATCGATCTTGCTAATGCTTTTGTGTATCTAGAAGAAAGTTTGTCGTACAGGTTATCTTCAATAGCTTCCTCAGTGATTGCAAAAGCGAGAGCAATTGTCTCGTTAGTGTATCTTGCTGTGAAAGTTTCTTGCGCTTGATCAAAAGCAACTCCAGATCCTTCTGGTTTTACTAATGCGTTAGCGAAACCTGACAACATAACTTCTTCTTCAAAAGCTCTGTCAGATGACTCAGTCGTATAAATCTCCGCCGACTGATTTTCGTATTGTTTGTACTCCAGGCCAAATAGTGCATTTAAACCTGGTTCTAGTTCTTTAACTAGCTGATTACGTGATATTGCCATGTTTTATGCTCCTATTATATTCCAACTTCGTTATTACCTAGAATATGATTCGAAATCATTACTCTCCATACACATCCGTCTACGGATACGTCCTGATTGTCAGGATCTCTAGATATTCCTAATAACTTAATCTGATTTACAACAGTTGTGACAGTGCCGAATGTGAAACCCGAAATATAATTCGGTGCTCCAGAGCCAGCATTATCTACGATTGGTGCAGTTCCTCCTGCATCAGCCTGTGTTGTACTCGTTAGATTTGTACGCATTTCAAACATGGTTTGTGGATTATCATTGATAAGACACGTCATGTCTGTTGCGGCATTATTAGGTGCCCAGTTGGACCATGTTGGCTTATTTGTAGAAGGATCAGTATAAAACGACCCGTTTAGTGAACCTAGTGAATTAATAACTCCCGCTCCTGCTGTTGCTACAGTTACGTAGCCAGAAGCTGCTAATAATACTAAGTCATGATGGTCGATTGCTGTTGTTGACGCAGCTTTCTTCCATTCACCTAAACCGGCGTTATGATCTCCCTGGTGTACGTTTCTTAAAGGTCTCAAACCGAAACCCGTCGTACTTTGGTTAGCCATAGTTTTCTCCAATTGTAAACTACTATACGTAGTCTACGGTTTATATAAATTTCGTTGGTTGAATTGTTAAAAAATTAACGTTTCCTACCACCGAAGGTTGTACGAGACTGTCGATCAATATTGATCGGCATACTCTTATGCTGTTCCTTCATTAAATCGTTGTCTACTGCATCCATCTGATCTTGTCCTAATTTGGAAAAGTATTCAGATCTTTGCTTCGCGATCTCTTCTGGTACCCTTGTCAGCACAAGGCCTCCGTGCCCGATCACCCCTGCGTATCTGCCATCTGGTATTGCTGGATAGTCATCTCCGGGAAATTCATCGGCTCTTACTAACTCATACCCGGACCTTAAGCGTCCTTGTATGTTTTTCGTGTCGAGAAATCCCATGATTTCTACCCTAACCCATCTGTGTCTGAATCCAGTTGGCGCGTTGGGCGTATCTAAGTACGATGGTGGAGTCCAAACTTTCTTACGTAAAGTTTTAGCTCTTGTTTGGCTCGCACGGGAAGTAGTTTTTGTTTCTTTTGTCATATGCTTATTCTCCCTCCGTGAGTCTTAATTGTCTTGCATACTCTTCTAGTGGCACACGCAATTTTTTAGCGATTGCTACTTGTGAAGGTGTGAGTTTCACACTTTTGCGACCAGTCCTTGCACTACGCGTTGCAGAAGCAACGTTTTGTGTAGGTTTATTAATCGTCTTTTCTACAGTATTACCAAATTTCTGAGGGAATTCAAGTCTTATTCTTTTATCAATCTCTGTATAATAAGAATCTGACTTTGGATCATACCCTTCTTCTTCAGTAAGCTTTCTGTGTAGATCAAAAGCTGTGTAGGTCATGGCATTATCTTTGCCAAACCATTCATTCTTTTCCGCCCAATCCTCTGCTTTTGGATCTGGTGGCGGGGTTTGTTGAGTTGGATATTGAGCTGCAGGTCCTTGTTTTCTTCTAGATTCATTAGCAGTTTCTTCCATTTTTTGTCTGCTTTTGATTTCGGCAAGTTTGCCCTGCTCGTATCCTAATTGTGAGATAGCCGTTAAAGCTTCAACTTCCGCTTTTTTATCATCTGCTTCTCTAGAAGCACCTAATTTAGCTTGAGCTGCTGCTAAAGATGATTTGATTCTATTCTCCATTTCAACAGCATAATCTCTATCTAATGTCGTAGCGGTGTGAGTCAACTCATCTCGTTCTCTCATTACACGTTTAGCATAAGTAACAGCTTCTTCTTTCTGTCTCTCTGCTTCACGCATCTTTCTGGTAAGTTTAGCGATACGTTTTTTAACGCCTTCACTATACTCTTCCATTTCTTTCTTTTGTTCTGTTGGTTGTTCTTTTACTTCTTCCTTTTTGTCTGATTCGCTAGCTTGAACATCAGGCTGCTTATCAGGTTCCGCAGGTGTGTCAGCGGGCTTATCACTGTCTTGAGTAGTTTTTTCATCTTTGACTTCTCCTCCTTCAGCTTTTTTATCTAAATCAACTTCAGTTGCTTTTTCGTCAGCATCACCGACATCAATTAGATTTGATGTTTTTTCTTCGTCTCCTTTGTCCATTTCTCGTGGCATAGTTCCTCCCTATGATTAAATTTCGTGGAATATATCTTCAGGGTTTTCCACGGTCGCCAGAACTTCATCGTCATTGAGAAGTCTAACTTCACCCCCATCTATTTTCATTCTAGATCCGGCATATCTAGCAAAAATAACCCAAGTTCCTTTTTTACACCAAGGTCCATCAGGATATCTTTCTTTGTCTTTATAACAATCCGGTCCTACATCTAAAACGAGTCCACAAGTCGATGCTACTTGCGAACGTTCTATAACATCATCCGTTATAAGAATACCCCCTTTAGTTTTCTCCTTCATCTTGAAAGGTAAAACTAAAAGTCTCCAACCCGTTGGCTTAGGTAATTTAGCTGTTTCGGATGTTAGATCTTTTTCAACTTTTTTAGGTTCTTTGTCGTATTTTTCTTGAAGTGCATCCCTATGTTTTGGGACTTCCTTGAGGTTTGATACTGATAACGGTTCCGTCATTTTTTTGCTCCTTTTTATCTAGCAGGCTGGATATTTCCTGACTCATATACTGATACGTTCGTAACTGTCCCAACATATACTGATATTTCTCCATATTGTCAACACCGCCTGAAACCATGGCAGCTACAACATCATCGTGTCTCATTTTAATGATTCTTCTAACCTTATCTACGAATACCATTTCGTCCATTATTTTTTTCTCCTTTTTGTCTTTTTCTTCTTTCCCTTAGGTTTACTACCATAAGCTTTTGTCCATTCTCGAGCGATCTTCGGCTCATTCTTCCATAGATAGCGTCTTTGTTTTTCTGATTTAAATGGCATCTTTCTCCTTATTTGGAATTTCGTAATCTTTTAGTACTTGAAGTTTTTCTTCTGCAGAAGCAACTTTGTGTAATTGGCAATCTAATTCTTTTTGATGATTTAAATGTTCACTGACCCCAACAGAATTTTCTAAAAGTAATTTAATCACAGCATCTGCTGCTGCGATGTCTGCCTCATATTGTTTCTCTAGTGCGTCTATTAAGACTGCTCTCATTAAGCTGATTTTCTTTCTCGCGCCATTTTCTTAAATGTTTTAGCTAAAGCTTTAGCTCTTCCTGTACATCCTGGTTTCGTAATAGGTGTACATTTTCCTTCTGTTCCTCTTTTCTTAATTGAAGCTGTAGCTTTCTGAATCCATTTACCATCTTTAGCTGCAACACGTCCGCCTTTAGCATAGCCCCGATTCAATTCTGAATGGACCCTAGATATTTCAGCTCTACGATTTGGATTGGAAGGTAATGATTCAACACGACCCAATTCTTCTAATAGGTTCGTACGTCCGCCGCCATAATATTTAGCTCTTCCACCTTTAGCATAAACACTTTTTTTAGTCTTCATTGGGAATGCTGCTGTGGAATCAAAATACTGTGGCATTATCTATTAATTTTTCCTCTTTTACGTTTGCCCCATTTTCCATAGGACTCGTCACGTCTGTCTTTGAAAGATTGTTTCTTAGTAGATTCTTTTCCACGTCTTGCGCTGATAGATTCGTCTTCTCTATCTTTGTAACCTTGTTTTTTAGCTTTGCCACCTTTCTTCATACCACTTGCGTATGGAAATCTAACATTGCTTCTTACACCATTTTGTCTCATTATCTTTTAGCGACTCCTCCGCCTCGTTTAGCTATACCCATGGATTTAACACGACCGCCGCTTTTTAAAGCAACTCCGGTTCCACGTTTAGCGATTCCGCCACCTTTAAATAAATTTCCCTGAGCATCATATCTCGGTATGCTGTGATCTGCAAACTTGTGAGTATAAGGACCAAAATCTTTCATCGCATTATGTCTTACATGTATACCAGCATCGTCCATGCCCGATATAGAAGCTCTTCTTCTATTTTTTGCTAAAGCTAGTCCGCCCGCAAGAGCAGCACCAGCTAGTAACGCTTTTTTAAGTTTTGATTTTTTCTTAGCCATAATATTATCCGTAATTGATTGTTAGTATAACTTACTTCTAAATGCAAGTCTATTTCTTCTTAGGTCCACCGTTCCTGAACACTTGTGTTCCTTTTATTCCAAAAATGCTCGCTACGACGGTAATCCACAAAGTTTGGAACCATATCGGGAGTGAGCCAAAATGATGAAAGAAAAGCTCGATCTTCTGCATCATTACCGGATCCTCACTGAAAACTCCCCAGGCGAGAACGATGATCGGCGCCGAAATTATCAAAAGGACGAATTCGTCCTTGTAATCGTTTTGCCGCGCTTCTAAAAGTTTGCCCTGGTAAGATTCCTCACCTCGGGCCATACGTTCTGCATGCAATAGTTGTGCATCAGACATAGCCATTTTAGTTCTTTGTTTATTCGAATAGACTTTGGCTCCTGCTTGAAGAGCCATTTTTGCTAAACCAAACCACATATTAGAACCAGGTAGCTGTTTGTTTTCTAGCTTTACCTACGCCCTTAACTGTAACCTTTGTGCCTTTGTCTATTTTTTGTCCAGGCGTAAAGTCATTAGTTACAATATCAGCTCTAGGGTCTTGTCCTACCTTACCTAGATCAGCTTTGTACTTTTTGCCACCTTCTGGGTATCCTATTGGTGTTTTTGTCATATTTTTCTCCTTTTAAATTTGTATCCTATCTTCTAGGACCTTTCAAGGTCTTAACATCTCTACGTTTCATTCTATCTGAATAGACTTTAACCTCATTAGCCATTTGTTGTTTAGCCAATGAGGTATCGGCTCTTAGTTCAGCCAAGTCTTCATTCTGTTCAAGTTTTTCATCAAACTGAGATTGACCCATTAATTGTTTAGATCTGTCTAAATTAAGTTTTTCTTGACCCTCTTCTCGTTTTCTTTGGTCATCCATGGCTCTTAAATCCAATTCTCTTGCTTTTAATTTAGCAATTGGGTCGTTTCCAAACTGACCCATGATTTTATTCTCTTCATCTTTGAATTCTTGCATCATTTCAGCAATTAAACCGGCTTTTCTGGCCTCAACTTTCATAGAAAGTTCCATAATTTGTTGTTGAAACTGAGGATTCTGCTGCATAGCAGGATTTTGTTGGGCCATTTGTTGCATTTGCTGTAACTGCATCATTTCTTCTCTAAATTCAACTTCAACTTGCTCTTGAGCCATCATAGAAATGTGTTCAAAGCAATTTTTTTCCAAAGCACCCATAATCATCGGGTTATTTCGAGCTAAATTTGAAGCAATAAAATTTAAATGCGACGTGATGTGCGCTTGATGGTTCTGACCTTTAAAAGCTTGGAAAGGTTTACTGGATAAAGCCATAATATTTTCTACCGCTGGATCTAAAGGTGTAGGTTGAGGCGGAGGAGGTAAAATTTTATCAATTTCTTTCACGCCGATCGCACTATACATGGCATAAAAAGCTTCATATAAATTATGAAGTTGTGGATTAGCCATTGCGAGTTGTAATTCTGTTTGTGCCATAGAGATTCTTTGTGATTGAGAAAAAATATTCGGATCTGCAACAGGAACAATATCTACTTTGTCATCAAAATCTGTAACTTTTACATTTCGTTGTGCTCCTACAACGTCATAAGGATATTCTGGAGGTAAATAAGTTTTAAAAACGCCAGCTAACAAATTAAATTCTTGTTTAAGCCCCACAAACAATCGTTTGTGAATCGCTGACATGACTCTGGAACCACGTTCTAAGAGAGCAATGGTCGTTCCAACAGCGGCCTGCTGGTTGCCGTCCCCGACCTGCATATCAGCGATGGCGGCAAATCTTTGTCCTGCTTGGACAACAATTCCCATCAAAGACAGTAAAGTCTGTGATGG